AGCCTTAATTAAAATTACTGGTAGCGCAGGTACTGAATCTGTAAAAGCTGGCGCTATGCTATTAATGGTTGCTGGTACACTTCTTATTTTATCTGGTGTTATTTTCATATTAGGCAAAATGGATACATCTACAGTTGTCAAAGGTACAGCTACAGTAGTAGCGTTAGGTGTATTACTAAAAGCTCTTATAAAATCTACAGAAAACGCTCGTAACGTATTTAAGACAGTACTTGCTATAACAGCGGCTTTAGCTGTATTAGTTATATCATTGATAGCATTAAGTTTCATTAAATCAGATCGATTAATGAGTGCTGTAGTAAGTTTAACTATAGTAATGGGTGCTTTAGCAGCATTAATTGCGTCTGCTAAAAATATGAAAAGTCCAAAAGACTTATGGAAAACTCTAGGTCTTTTAGTTGGTGTAACAGCTTTACTAGCTTTAATAATTGTGGGAATGTGTGCTCTTAAACCAAAAGGAGCTGTATCTTCCGCTACTGCTTTATCGGTGTTATTAGTAGCTTTAGCGGCATCAATGAAAATATTAAGTACAGTTAATAGTAGCGCTATGTCAGCTATGGGAGCTATGGCAGTATTAGCTTTAATAGTTGGCGAATTAGGTTTAGTTTTAGGTTTATTACAATACTTAAATATAAAACCTTCGCTGGATACAGTAATAGCTTTATCTATAATGTTATTAACTATGTCTGGTGTATTAGCTATATTAAGTTCTATAGGTTTGGTAGCTTCAGCCGCATATCCGGCTATGGGCGCATTAGCTGTGTTAATAGTTGGTCTAGGAGCTTTATTAGTAGCTATTGGAGCTTTATCCGAATATTGGAAAGATATGGAGAAATTCCTAGACAAAGGAATACCTATACTTGAAAAGATAGGATATGCTTTAGGTTCTTTCTTCGGAAGTATTGTTGAAGGATTCACTAGTGCCGTAATGAACACTCTTCCAAAATTAGGATCATGTTTGACTAAATTTATGAATAACGCACAAGGATTTATTAATGGCGCTAAAAATATATCAGCTGATGTGTTGTTAGGCGTAGGCTATATTTCAGCCGCCGTTATTGCATTAGCAGCTGCTGATTTTATAGAATCTATATTATCGTTCTTTTCAATCGGTCTCGATTTTGTAGGTATGGGTACTAAATTATCTGAATTTATGGTTAATTTAGAAGACTTCTTAAGAATATCTAAAGATGTCGATCCAAATGCCATGAAAGGTGTAAAAGCGATAGCTGAAGCAGTATTAATATTAGCTAGTGCTGATATGTTGGATTCTATTGCTAGATTCATATCTTTCGGTAGCTCAAACCCATTATCAGATTTCGCTAAAGAAATACCACAACTTGGTACAGGTCTTAAAGATTTCATAAAGAATTTAGGTTCTTTCGGAAAGAAACAACTAGAAGCAGTTGACTATGCTTGTAAGGCTCTTGTTAAAATATCTGACGCTGCTGAGAAGATACCTGACAGCGGTGGTTTATGGGCTTTACTTGCCGGAGATAATAAACTAGGAGCATTCGCAAACCAATTCGATGATCTAGGTACAGGATTTAAAAACTTCATAACAAATATTGGTACTTTCGGCAAAAAACAATTCGAAACTGTGGATTATGCAGGGCAAGCTCTTGTCGCAATAGCTGATGCTGCTGACAATATACCTAATAGTGGTGGGTTCGTCTCTTTATTTACTGGAGATAATAATCTAGCAGCTTTCGCTAACGATGTAGGTTATCTAGGTACTGGATTACGCACTTTCATACGAAATATAGGAACATTTGACGATACTAGTTTAGCGACAGCACAAGCCGGAGCAAAAATATTGGTAAGTATAGCTGACGCAGTAGAACATATACCAGACCCTAAAGCATTCTTTAATTTCTGGGACACTGATAAATTACCATACGTGGCTGAAAACCTACCTATTTTAGGTGATGGTTTGAAGAAATTCATGAATAAAGTTAGTGGTTTCGGAGAAGATTCTATTGCGTCTATAAACGCGGCTGGTGCGGCTCTTAATGCTATATCTAACATAAGTAGTGCTAGTTTAACATTATCTATGACTGGCGCTGGTTTAAAAGGTTTCGGAGAAAAAGTAGTAGAATTTGTCGAAGCAGTATCGAGTATTACTTCCGAAAGCATAAAAACAGCTATGAGTAATATTAATACTATAAAAACTATGGCTACAACCATCGATTTAAACGATGCTTTATCAGTAGCTGGTTTAGGTGCTGGTCTTAAATCATTCGGTAAAACAATGGTTAAAGATTTCATTGAAATATTATCAGGAAATGATACTGCAACTCGAAAAAATATACAAGATTCTGTATCGTATTTATTCGGGTTAGTGAAAGCAGCGTTCTCTTCTAGTAATGAAGAGTTAATAAAAAATACAATACATACCACAGTGGCTTCTATCGTAGCTGCATTTAGTGGAATGTTCGATACGGCAACAATAGAATTAAATAAAGTTGCTACTGATCTAGCAGCTGTAAAAGACGCTTTCGTAGCTGAATTAACTAGTTATAAATTTAAAACAGATGTATATAATGCTGGTTATAATGCTGCAAAAGGTTTCTATAATGGTGTATGTGCTGCTAAAGAAGAGACAAGAAAAGCTGGAACTATATTAGGTTATTCGACTCTAGATGGTTTGACTAAATCTCTTGACGAGCATTCGCCATCTAAAGAAACTTACAAAATAGGTGATTACGCTGGGCAAGGTTTTATAAACGCATTGTCCGATAGTGTTAACAAAGTATACAAAACAAGTTCAATGGTAGGAGATACTGCACGTAAAGGATTAAGTAAAGCTGTATCTAAAATAGCAGATATAGTTAATACCGACATAGATTCACAACCAACAATAAGACCAGTTTTAGATTTAAGCGATGTTGAATCTGGAGCTGGTTATTTAAATTCTATGTTTAATAACCCATCTATCGGTGTTATGTCTAACTTAAATGCTATAAGTGCAGGAGTAAACTCTAGACTTCAAAATGGAGGAAATAGTGATGTAATTTCTGCTATAAACGAACTTAGCAAAAATCTAGGTAATGTTGGTGGAGACACATACAACATTAACGGTGTTACTTATGACGATGGAAGTAACATTACAAATGCTGTTCAAACTATTGTTAGAGCAGCTACAGTAGGAAGGAGGGTGTAATTTTTGGCATTAACAACATATACGGTTCAAAGAGGTGATTACCTTGTTAAAATTGCCAGCGGCGGTTGCGGTAAAGAAGTAGCCGCCAGCATAGCTGGTAGTACAGTAACTGAAAAAGTAAATACTCTGGTTAGGTTAAATAATATACCAAATCCGAATATTATTCATACTGGACAAGTATTAAAATTATCGAATGCTAGTAGTGCATCTGGTTCATCAAATAGCACTACTTCCAGTACAAAATCAAATGTGCCAGAAATAACAGCATTCGGTCTACAGTCAATGGATACTACAGGTAGGGCTATGTACGTGGCATGGTCCTACGAAGCATCCTATGTAGCAAAATATAAAGTCAGATGGTCTTATTTCGCAGAAAACAGATGGATATACGATCAAGATATCGAAACTGATGGCTACACAGAACCATTCTGTTATAGTGAATATTCTGCACCAGAAAAAGCATCTCAAGTAAAAGTTAGAGTATGCCCTATATCTTCTACAAAAGCTGATGGTACTCCTTATTTCAAAGATGAGCGTTGGTCGGCTGAAAAGATTTATAACTTCAGTGATAACCCGCCTTATCCGCCAAGCGAACCTGACGTAGAAATAGAAGATACCACACTTACAATAAGTATAAACAACATCGACGGTTATAAACTAAACGCCGAAGAAGTAGAATTTGAAATAATTAAAAACAATTCTGCGGTTGTTGGTGGACCACATATTGCTCCTATTAACATGGTTTCTAACTATGTATCATATATGTATACAGTAGAACCAGGAGGAGAATACAAGGTTCGTGCTCGATGTGTAAAAGGTTCTAGAGTCAGTGGATGGACTGATTTCTCAGAAAATGCTGGAACAAAACCATCTGCCCCAGGATCTATAATCACATGTAGAGCTAATTCTTATACTAATAATAAAGTTGGTGCATATTTAGAATGGGAAGCAGTTTCGAATGCTGAAACATATACAATTGAATATGCTACTAATAAAAACTACTTCGATGGTACTGATCAAACAACAAAAGTAACTGGTATAGAATTTAATCATTACGAAATATTGTCTCTTGAATTAGGTCAAGAATATTTCTTCAGAGTTCAAGCCGTAAATGATAACGGAGAATCCGATTGGACAGAGATCAAGTCTACTGCTTTGGGAACTACACCAGTAGCTCCTACTACTTGGTCTTCAACTACTACAGCCATAGTAGGCGAACCTTTAAACTTATATTGGGTTCATAACTCAGAAGATAATTCAAGCGAAACATATGCTGAATTACGTTTATATATCGATGGTGAATTACAATTACCAGACATCACGATCAAGAAATCAACCGAAGAAGATGAAAAAGATAGAACTAGTGTTTATGAATTAGACACAACAGAGTATCCAGAAGGAACACAAATAAAGTGGCAAGTTAGAACCGCTGGTGTAACAAAAGTATATGGAGATTGGTCTGTAGAAAGGATTATTGATATTTACGCTAAACCAACATTATCTTTAGCAGTAACTACTTTACCTGATGGTACAGGAGAAATTATTGATACTTTAAGAGCATTCCCATTCTATATTTATGGAATGCCAGGTCCTAAAACACAAGCTCCTATTGGATATCAATTAAAAATAACAGCTAATCAATCTTACGAAACAGTTAGCGAAGACGGTACAACCAAAATGGTTAATAAAGGCGATAACATATATTCTAAACATTTCGATATATCTACCGCATTATCAGTTGAAATGTCAGCCGATAATATAGATATACAAGCCAATGTTGAATATACGATTACTTGTATAGTAACTATGAACTCCGGTTTAACTGCTGAAACATCTCATAATTTCACAGCAGAATGGGACGATATCGCTTATTTATTAAACGCCACAGTTAGTATAAACAACGAGACATTAACCGCATCGATAACCCCATTCGGAGAAGATTCTAACGGTTCATTAGTAGATGATTTAACATTATCTGTTTATAGAAAAGAGTACGACGGTACACTTAAAGAAATAGCGAAGAATATACCTAATACTAACAGTATAACAGTTAGTGATCCGCATCCAGCATTAGACTATGCTCGTTATCGAATAATCGGTAAAACAGTATCTACTGGAGCTATTAGTTACTATGATATGCCCGGAATAAAAGTAGGCGGTAAAGCTGTTGTAATTCAATGGAATGAAGATTGGGTTAGTTTTGGTACAGGAGACGAATACGCTATAGAGAAACCAGCTTGGTCTGGATCAATGTTAGTAATACCATACAATATAGATGTTTCTGATTCTTATTCTGTTGATACAGAATTAGTGCAATATGTTGGACGTAAGTATCCTGTAGCATATTATGGAACACAATTAGGAGAAACCGCATCATGGAGTGTGGAAATACCTAAAGATGATAAAGAAACATTATACGCTATTCGCCGATTAGCTATATGGACTGGAGACGTTTATGTTAGAGAACCATCTGGAAAAGGATATTGGGCTAACATATCAGTGTCTTATAGTCAAACACATAATGAAGTAACTATTCCAGTTACATTTAATATAACTAGAGTGGAAGGAGGAATTTAATATGATAGATTGGACTAAATCAATGCAACAAACATTTGAATATTACATAGTTGATCCTGTTACTTGGGCGGACACAAAAAAGCTAGATAATATTAAATCTAGTTCTATATCTTGGGATTCAGAAGTTGAAACCCTTGGCTCAGCAAGTATTGATATAACAGAATCCGTCGGAGAATGTTACATTCGAATTTATATGATTGCAAGTCAAAATGGAGTAACACAAAAAATACCATTCGGCACATTCTTAGTCCAAACTCCTTCTTCTAGCTTTAATGGAAAAATCCGTAATGTATCCATGGATGCTTATACGCCATTATTAGAATTGAAAGAGAATCAACCGCCTATCGGTTACTCAGCGTTAAAAGACGAAAACATAATGGAAAAAGTATACATGATAACTAGAGAGAATTTAAGAGCGCCGGTTGTAGAAACTGTGTGCTCTGATACTCTTACTGGAGATTTCGTGGCTGAACCAGAAGAAAAATGGTTGACATATTTAAAAGATCTACTGGCTTTGGCTAAACATGAAATAGGTCTAGACGAAATGGGGCGTGTGTTATTTGCTCCTAAACAAGATCTAAAATCTCTTCAACCTGTATGGACTTTCAATGACGATAATAGTTCTATATTGTCGCCAGATATCACAATGCAACATGACTTGTACGGCATACCAAATGTTGTAGAAGTTATTTATTCTCGTGGTAAAGATTATTTCTACGCTAGAGTAGTGAATGACGATCCTAACAGTCCTATATCTACAATAAATCGTGGTAGAGAGATTGTTTATAGAGAAACAAACCCAGACATGGTTGGAACCCCGACACAAATGGAAATAGATGAGTATGCGAATAGATTACTTCGCGAAGTATCATCTATAGAATACACTATTTCTTACTCACATGGTTATTGTCCTGTACGTGTAGGAGATTGTATTAGATTAAATTATAAAAGCGCTGGTTTAATAGATATAAAAGCTAAAGTAATTAGCCAAAACATAACTTGCAAACCAGGTTGTACAGTTTCAGAAAAAGCTGTGTTTACTACAAATTTATGGAGGTGATAGGTAATGGCTTTGTCTAACGATTTAATATCACAATTTGTTAAAGCAACTAAAGATGATCAACAAGTAAAAACGGAAACAACCGTATACGGTACTATCGTTGTCGAAGACGATGTTGAATACGTACAAATCGATGGGTCAGATGCATTAACACCTATCTCTGCAACAACCGTAGTCAAAGACGGCGATAGAGTAATAGTTACAATTAAGAACCACTCAGCTACTGGAACAGGAAATTTAACCGATCCATCAGCTAGTAGTAATGTTGTAACTGATATTGGAAAAACAATAAATGAATTCGAAATAATAATAGCTGGTAAAGTTAGCACAGAACATTTCGAAGCGGAAATAGCTAGAATCGATAAATTAGTAACTGAAGAGTTTGAAGCAACAAATGCCGAAATAGAAACTCTAGAAG